CCTGACATACCTGCAGGATCTTTGCTGGCTTCTGCCTGTATTATTAGCTCCTCTATTGATGTTGTTGCACCATTCTTTTCATCTCCCCAGCCTTTAAACTTCATGTCTCTTAGTTTATCTGGTGAGAAATTAAATTTAGTACCTATAACACCACTCTCAATGTCTGTCTGATCGCAGAAAGCTATTGATGGTAGATAAATTACTTCTGGTCTATCTTCTCCTTTTTGCACCAAAACACCACCGTAGTCTACATCTTCCTCGGTTATTTCATCTAATAGAGTATCTATGTTGTTTTTCTTTATATAAACTTCGTCGTGGTATTTCTTTATAAGAAAAGATAAAGCTCTACCACCTTTTTGTTCTATGAAAAATACTATGTCTTTTACTTCAATATCCTCAGACCAATAAGAAAGGTTAAGGATAGGTTCCATTATGTTATTAAAAGCTCTTAACCAGTTATTCTCTCCTGAAAAGAATTGACTGTTCTTTAGGTGGAAAATCATTTGAACATGTCTCTTGAAATTCCAATTCCAGTTGTCACCAACTCTAATTTCTTCTGTATCAAAAGCTGACTCCTCTGCCTTTATGTATTCGTAAATGTTTGATTCAATCATTAAAATCGCCAAATAAAATTATTAAATTCTTCATTGCAATGTTTTTCATTGTTGGGCTTTGTTTACCCCATAAACCCATAACCATTCTTGGGTTAATTATTCTTTCTTTTTTACGCTTACCTTTTTCAAGGGTTAAAATACCTATTGTCTTAGCTATTGGTGGTTCTAGGTTTGTTATTACTTCTTCAACAGTCTTGCCATCAGCTTTATATACTCTGCTTAATATCTTAAGTGTTGCTTTTATTTTCTGTTTTGTCTTCGTCATAAGGTTATCCCTAAGTCTTTAATATTAACAAAATTACCACCACCTCTTTGTTTAGCAATAGCGTCAAACTCTTGTAATTCACTTACTGCTTTTCTTTTTGGTCTACTAGCTATCTGAGCGTCAATCTCATCTGCTAATTTCTTTTTCTCTTTTAAGCATTTTGAGCAATAGTAGTCGTCTGGTTCTTCAGACTCATACTGGTTTTTGCATTTAACACATTTCACTTTGAACTTCTGTAATGACATAATTCTATTATAGCACAATTATTTAATAAAATCAAAAATCTTTTTTGCATTATCTATTTTACGATAATCTTCAAAGATTTCTTCACCTTTTTTGATTGCTTTTAATGCTTTATCTGTTGAGCTGTCATAGTTCGGTTTATCACTATGGTTCATATACATCTGCATTAAAGTATCTGGGCTCATAAAGTGAGAACCATTTATTACTTGTGGGAAGTGGCTCAGTATCATTTCTACTATCTCAGGTCTTAGCTTTTTAAAGTCTTTATATGGTACATCTACTAGGTTTGGTATAGCATTTGCATATAGCATATCGCCCTTTTTAATGTCTCTCATGGCGAATACTCCAACACCATGCACATCTGACTGGGCAATCTTTAACTTAACTACATCATTTATCATTACTATTGTCTCTTTGATTTTCTTTTTCCTATACTTCTCTTCTTCTTTCTTCTTTCTTTCTTCTCGTCTCCTTTCAGCTCTAGCTTTATTAGCTTGATATTTCTCTTCATTTTCTTTATCAGTTTTTTTCATATAACTCTAAATTTTGTTTGTTAATAATAATACCCATAACCTTTTTCCAGTTTTGATATTGTTCGAAGCTCTTAAAACCTAGCTCCTTAATCATTTCAGCTTTCTTTCTTACTTTTGCTTGGCATCTTTTGCAGTTCTTAAAGGTCTTAATAGTTCTGTGTTTGTGGTCTGATATCATTATTCTTACTATCTTTCTCTCTATCTTCAAGAAATTCTTTGGGTCTTTCATTTCATCTGATAGTCCATCGAATATGGGATTAACCTTAGCTTTCTTTATTTTATTTAGTGTATCTTTCTTCATAACGCTATATTTACTTTCTTCTTACGCTTTGGTTTGTTGATAACATGTGGACAATCATCGTGTCCTTCTCTGCAACAGATAGGAATTTTTATTTCAAAATCCTCTTCAGGTTCATATCTTTTTATGTGTGGGACTTTTGGTGTTTCTTTAGCCATGTTGCTATTTTATATTCCTTGTTAATGTCGTAACAATCTATTGTTAAGTATTCTTTAAGAGCTTTCTTAATATTCTTGGTTCTATTGTCATAGATGTGTTCAGCTTTCTCTCTAGTCATTCCACCTTTAAATTTCATTCTAATAAACGACGCTACTGTATCTTCTCTGTTTCTTTCACATAGTATTACCTTTGGGTTTAACTTCATGTAATGGTCTAGCAATTCAGGGAAGTCTGCTATCCCGGGGTCTTTTAAGCCCCAAGGTTCTTGTCTTGTATTTATTAGCTTATTAAATCTATCTAACCATAACTTTAATTGGTCTCCTTTTGGGTTTTCACCTAATCCAAGCATTACATACATCATGTTTAGTTCTTGGAAGTCTCTATCTTCAAAATATCCTCTAGGATTAAACTCATCTCCCATGTGGAATCTATGACCCATCATTACACCTTGCTCCTCTAGTATACGAGCTACATCTGATGTGCCACTTCTACCTGTTCCTAGTGCTAATATCATATTGCTATGTTTGTTTTCTTACGCAGTGCTTGTCTTGAATAGTTATCGCCTATTTGTCTTCTTATCTCTTGTTTTCTCTTAATAGGGGCGATACTTACAATTCCATATTTGATAGCGTCCATACTGTGATCGTTTACTTTTACTGGGTCATTTAGTATCTTATCATCTTTGTCTATATCCCACATATAGTTCATGTACTCTTTGATTGTGTTTGTGCTTCTCTTTGTGACGCTTATCTTTTGGTCTTGTACTACACCTATTGCCCATTTGTTATATGTCATCTTAGGACCAGTCTTTTCTGCTTTCTTTATCGCACCTGTGATGTTTACTCCGTAAAGTTTAATTTCATCAATACTCTTTGGTTCTGCACTATCTGCTACAGTTAAAGACTTTTGTTCTTGGTTTATGAGTATATCAGCTTAATCTTTATTATGCAGTCCTTTCTGATAAGCTAATTCATCTATAATATATCCTCCATTGTAATAATATATTGCTACTATAGCTGCTGGGTCATTACTATAACCAAAGTCTAAACAATATCGTTCTAGTCTAGCCTCGTGAGGTATTTCTTCTATAATGTTCCAGTCTTTATATATCTTTCTTTCCATTAAGTTAGGTTCTCCTAACCATTTGTGTTTATATAGTGCTTGTCTGTTCTTCTTATCGTCCTCAATCTCTTTTAAGATGTTTTCTGGCATAAAGCCATACTTAATAGCTACATCATAGTTCTGATTGATTATTAAAGTATCAGGTCTTCCCTCTATTACTAGTCTTTGATGTACAGGGTCATCTTCTAATAGTCTGTTGTATGTATATATGAGCTGTGAGCCTGGTTTTCTTACTGTAGGTGTAAGGACTTCAAGGCTTCTTTTAGATACTGTTTGAGCTTCTTCTATCCATGCCTTATCAATACCCTCTGTTGATTTAATGTTTTGCTCGTTATGATGTAATCCTTTAAATATAAAATCTGAGCCTGTTATTGTATTTATTATAGATTTGTCTGTTACCTTAAAGTCGTTTAGTTCATATAGCTTTATAAGGTCTGCAAGTAATTGGTGTGATGAGTCTGCTATTGAGTTTTGGAATTCTCTAAAACAAGCCATCCTCATTTTCTTTTGTCTTGCTTGTATTAAAAGGACTCTTGCTACTGTGTGAGACTTTAAAGAATACCTGCCACCATATACTGCGGCTTCTCTCCAATTTGTATCAAATAAAGGTTTATATTCAACTGGTATCTCTATTGTCTTCATTTAAGAATTTAACTAAGACTGGTATATCTCCTCCATTTATTTCTGTTTTACTATCATTTGTTGGATTACCTTCTGCCATTTTCCATATAATTTCAGGACCTAAGCTATTGAGAAACTCAACCCTTTCTTCATCAGACATACTAGCCAAATAGTCCCTTGAATATTCTTTAAGGGATTTTCCTTTTGGTCGCCCTTTTCCAAGTTTGTTACCTTTCTTGAATACATAAGGCCTTAATTGTTTTGGTACCTCTCCCATAGTGTTAATTAAACGTTTAATACGCCTTTACTCATTTGTTTAAGACTATGCCTCTTTATCAGAAGGCATACTTGTTGTT